GTCTTGTCCAAGACCGACAAGCCGTCGCCGTTTGTGTAAGAATAGCTCATGTTAAGTTAAATTCATCGGGGTATCCCGAAGTTGAGTGTCCCAGCGAACTAAAGCGTCTAATGCCATTTGTACTTCAGCGTCGCTAATTGCGTAACTGGAATCAAACCGCAAGTAAGCGCGCATACTGCGAACTGCTAATTTCACGACCACGTCAAACGCGTAGTCTAGAAGAAAGTTAGTGTCGCTAGTGCCAGAGAGTTCGGCCAGAAAAAGGCTGCGGTGGAGTAAAATTCGAGTTTCAACCGTCGGACGTGGATACAAGCCGAACTTATTCGCGACCACGAATCCAACTACATCCCGGCGAAAAGCTGACTCTAACGAAAGCTCATCCGTCAAATCGCTAGGAGTATCAAAAGTTGTATCGTGGCCAGCAGGTAAAGTGCGAAAATACTGTAACCTACGTGCTTGTAATTGAGAATAAGTAAACACTCGAAGCGGCTTTCCTTCGTACGAGCCCGTAGAAGATAAGACTTGCGCGGATAAAACGCTACGTAAGCCGGTAATTGCAGTCGACTGAGCGCCCGCAGCATAGGTTAACTCGCTCAATTCCTCCGCCAACGCAAACGAATGATGCCGTTGCAAAAAGAGGATCGCGTTGTTAACCTCGCGTTTGGCCATAGTTAATACGGCCGTCTCCGTAGTCGGGCGAGAAATCACCGACATTACGGTTTCATAAGTGGTTTGAAAAGTGATAGCCATAAAACTTTATTAGCCTTTAATAAAGTAAAAAGGCCCGGCAGCGTAAAGCCACCGGGCCTCCCACAATCCCAACGGTCTACCTAACCGCCGGAATTAATCGACGTAACCAGAGCCGCCCTTACCGAACGGCTGGGCCTTCTTCGTCCGCTCAACCTGCGGAGAGTTCGAGGCCTTTTCGCCAGGAGTCTCCTTGATGGTCAGCGGTTGAATACCGGGATTATTAAAAGGGTTAGTGCCCTGAGAAAACTTAGGAGCAGCACCCGTGACGCAGTCATGGTTTTTCGGAATCTTCACGTTTATGATGGTTTTGGTTAGTTGACCTTAAGCACCGAAACCTTCGATGCAAACCTTGTAGGTGTCGTTCGGCAAGTCCATGTAAGCATTGGACGCGCCACCGGTCACCATGAGAGATGTGGCCGCATAAGCAGGAACTCCAATCCACCCTTTCGAGTCGTTGTCATTCGAGATAGCAGCACATCCGACGATTTCGCGCAGGCCGAACATCGAGGCCGGAAGGTCTCCCGCCGTCGCGCCACCGGTTGCGGTGGTGTCGATAACGAGAGTGCCTTCGACCTTGAGGATCGACTTGCCGTTCGGGCCGAACCCGCGCCAGGCACGGGTAGCAGTGAATGCGTTAGCCATTGTTATTAGCTCTCGACGTAGCTGATGACGTTCTTGACCAGCATGTGCGAGTCAGGCATCGCGAGTTCGAGGCCGGCCTCGGTGAGATACTCGTCGCGACGGAAGTCGTCGCCGTTGTTCTGGCGATTAACCAGAAGGCGAGTATCACGATCGGTGAGCGGGCGATACTTGAGGTTCCAGATGTCCAGGAAGAGCATCCAGTTCGTCATCGTCGGGTGCTCGTTGAACAACGGGTGCGTCAGCAGGTTGAAGTCACCGAACGGGGTGGTGACCACGTGAACGGTAAGACCGTAGGCCTTTTCACCGTAACGAACCTGGAACACCGAGTTGTTGCGGAACATCGCGGTCAGGGCAATCAGAGCACCAGAACCGCAAAGCACCAGCTTGTCGCGCGAACGATTGGTGTGGTAACGACCAATACGCTCGGCCCAGCGGTTGAACTGGTTTACGGAAACCGTGCCGGCCGCGTTTTCGATGATGCGTTTCTGCTCATCGGAGTCAGAGGTCGACTGACCTTTGAACGAGTAAGGAGCGTAGTTCGAACCGTCGATGGAGAGACCGGCGGAACCGGCGTCCCACAGTTCGAGGAACTCGATGATGCCCGACATCGTGCGAACCGTCAGGTCTTCCTGATCGGAGTCGAACGACGACCGAGTGGTGGTGCTGCGACGACCAAAGATAAGCGCACGTTCAAGGCTGGTCATGTGGTCAGTCACGGCGTCGAAAGCCCGCTCCTGGTAAGGACCGGTCTTGTCATACTTCAGGCCCATCTTGAGGACGGAGCCGGGGAAGTCAAAGTGGTCGCGGAAAATCTGCGTCGTGTTCTGCACCCAGTAAGGACGCTTGAACGCCGTAGACTTGAGACCGCGGCCCGACTGACCTTCACCGTAAGCGGAGCCGATCACCTGAATTCGACCGTTGGCCGGGTAATTCGTAGCGATCGTGCCAAGAGTGACCGCGCGAACGAGCCGAACCTTGAGGTGGCCGAGCAGAGTGTCCGTAGACACGCCGCGAGTAACAGCCGTGACGTAGAACAAGACGCCGTCCGTCTCGTTGCGAACGATGTGACCAATCTTGAAATCCTTGGTGGAGTCCACCTTGATCCAAAGATCGGTAGTGATAGCAGTCGCAGTAGCGTCAGCGATCGTGCCATCGTCAGCGTCACCCGTGGAAGGCGCCGTCTTGGTGAGACGAGCGGTGCCGCGCATAAGCGCCACCGGGCTTTGGTAACGCTTCTCCGGCCACAGGAAAAGCGAATCGTTGGTGTCCTCTTCGGGCACCATGGAGAGAATACCCGTTAACGGCGAACTGCCGTTAGGGTATGCGTGGAGGATGGAGCGGCGGTGATTGTAGAACCGATCACCTTCCGCAGCGAACTTAGCGGACGAAGGAAGTCCGAGGATGGAGTCTGCCATTTTAGTAGTTTAGGTTTAGATCCGACCGCGATAAATCGCGGCGTCTCTGGATTCTTGTTGCTGTCCCTGACCTGAGCCGCCCCCGCTCCGTCCAGACGAAGCCTGCTTGTTAGGACGTGGAACGCCCTTTCCAGCAGGTTCGCCGGCACCGTGGTTCGCTGCGGGCTGCTTGATGCCATACGAGGCTAAGATTTTACGGACGCCAGTGGCGACCTCTTTGAAGATTTGTTCTTGCGACTTCGGACCGTTCGGACCGTCCGGCTGAATTTCAGCCGCCACGGAACGCACGAGCTTGTCATACTTCTGCAAGTCTTTATTTTGCGTGTAGAAAGCGTTCCGCGCTTGAGAGACCTGCGCTTGTTGGTGCGCGGAGGCCAAAGGTTCGATGGTTGCTTGAAGCTCACGTTGAGCTTTAGCGACCGCAAGGTTGGCCAGGCTAAACGCGTTCTTTACTGTGGCGTTTGCGAAGTCTTGAAAAGCCTTGCGGACAACAGCTGGGTCGTCGGACCGCATGTTGTTGATCAGCTCGTCAGTAACTTCCACCGGATTGAGCATCTTGCGAAGTTGCTCAGGAGAAGGCTGTTGTTGTTTCGACGGCTCTTCCGACTTTTCTCCGCGGATCAACTTGATCGTTTCAGGATCGAGTTTGAAGAGCTTAGGCTCAGATTCTTTACCGGAATCTTCACCTTCGCCTTCACTTTCACCTTCAGACTCGCCGGATTCACCTGCCTCGCCTTGCTCACCTTCTTCGCCTTGCTCACCGGATTGGCTGGAAAAGTCTTCCGAATCGTCGTCCCCGGAGTCACCTTTTCCGGCGGAATCATCGTCACCGGCGGCTCCTTCGGACTCGCCAGACTCACCAGACTCTTCGACCGCCGGTTTTGCCGCAGATTTGCCTTCAGGTTTCAAGGCTTGACCACCTTGACGAGAACGAGCCGCGGAGTAAATACTAGCGGCCTCCGAACTAACCGCGGCAGGAGCCCCGCCACCGCCACCGCCGCTTTCATCGGCAGGAGCGTAAAGCTGAGAGGAAGTAAACTGACCGTATTTGAGTAACATACTATTCTTTTGCCGAGTTCATTTTTTCTGCGATTGTGGATTCGAGCAGGTTTATCAGGTTAGCTAACTCGGCAGCTGCACCAAACTGACGCTCCCGATCGAAAAGTTCTTTTTGATCTTTCGGCACATAAGACGCTGCGTCGACCGTCATTTGAGCGCTTCGAAGTTTCAACTCCGCTTTTAAAAAGTGGCCGAAGGGAGAATTTAACCCCGATTGAACGTCAAGCCATTGACGTTTGGAAAAGTTCATCGAAGTTGAGCCAACAAGGCCTCGCCAGACATATCGACGGATTCGGCACCAGGAACGGCCGCGGCGGCTTGCGCTTCTTCGTTTGGAACTACCGCAGGCGTCGGAAGTTGGCTTAAATCGAAGTCACTTAAGTTCTTAATGCCGTAAAGTTGAGCGATGTAGTTCAGCAGTTTGACCGGGTCTTTGTTAATCAACTGCATCGAAGCCGGGTTACTAATCATCATGCCAAACAATTCCTGCAAGACGCCAGCCTGGAACTGACGATCGGTAGGCAAAGTAGCGTCGTAGGGGATAAAATCATAACCGCCTGCCAGCTTAGTGGGGTCAGCCAACATTGCAACTTCGAAGGGGGCCTCAAGTGCGAGTTTACCGACGATAGACTCGTAAACTTCTTTCGTGCGCCACTGACGAGTGTTGCTGAGCATTTGCTCACCAAGAGGCCGAATCCCCTGTAACCAGGATAAAAGAGCGTGCATCTTCAACCGAGCAGCCGACCCAGCGTTAACGTTGCGCGCCTCGGTAGCAGAACGACGACCAGAAGAGTATTGGCCAAGCGCGTTTTCATTAACGCCAGTAACCGTTTGCAGCAACGCCAACAGACTCGGAATAGCGCCCACGTGCTCACGAGTAATGTCGGAAACTGTCAACTGCTGAATGGCCCGAGAGATGTCACCTTGAGCGCCTCGAGTGCGAATGAAAATACGACCGTTAGTGACGTCGTCCATCTCAACCTTGTTAGGATCAACGATGAAACGATTAGAAATGATTTGACGAACGTTCTTGACGTGAGAGTTTAAAAAGAACGTCACAATCTCTTGCAACTCCGAGACTGTAGAAATCAATCCAGGGTTGTAGAAAGAATCGTGATCAGGACTAAACTCAACGACGTGATAAGAATAGCGGTTATGAAGATTCGAAACTCTCTCGAAGCGAACAACTTTTTGATCATTGATGATGGTGATTAACCACTTGACGGGTTTCGTATCTTTGCCGAGATTGGTTTCGAATAACTCCGACGCAGTCTTTTCAGAAAGAGTCACTTCCATTTCCAGCCGAATAGCAGTGGTAGGATCGTTCTCTTCGTTACCGAGTAATCCAGTAGGAGACTTACTTTGTTCCCCGAAAGGTCCCTTGACTCGACGCGCTCGCTCCGAAAACAAGTCCTTCGCCATAGTCTTCGGAATCTTGTCAGTACCATGAAAAATCTGACCTTCTTCCGCTAAGATGGAAGTGAACGTCACTTCTTCTTCTGAACCGACAAACATGCCCTTTTGAAAGTCGGCAATCGACACGTTAGGGTCAGGATAAAACCCGTAAGGAGAAATGTTACGAATAGTATTACCTTGGAACTGTAACACGTCTTCGACCGCTTCCTCTGTCTTCGTCGGCATTTCCTGACCAAAAACAGCTCCCAACATACTACCGATGTTGTAGACTGGAACTTGCTTCGCTACACGCATCGGGGCGTAATCCTCAGTCCATTCCATCCGAACTACTCCGAAACCTTGTTTGAAGGCATCGAGCAACCAGTGATAGAGCTTGAGAGTGAACTTTTCGCGCTCAAGTTGATACTGCAAATCAACTGAGACTGCCATCGACAACTTCTCATCCTCGGGACCACGGCCGCGAAGTTCAAAGATGTTGTCACGCTGCGAAAAAGTAGAAAGAATAAAACTTAACGCCGTTTGAATTTGCGCGTAGGCAACAGGAACCAGCAACTTACCCGGCTCCTTCTTACGAGCAGCTTCGTCGTCTTCCTTGTCCGGCAACCGCCAAGCGCGATACAAGTAGGCATTGTCATCCCACAAAGAGTGATAAGGCGACATTGCCTCGGCAGAACTCTTCATCCACTTCCGAACGACTTCGAGGACCTTACGCTGAAATTGTGAACTTTCAGAGGTCTTCTCTCGAAGGTTGGAGTTGATTTTTTCTTGATTCATGTAGAGATTGCCGGCCACTTCGCGATGCGAACGTGTCAGCGGAAATTGGGAATTGAAGGGGTGTCTACGATCACCTGACCACGACCGCTCGCCGCCTGCCGCTGCGCGGCAGTACGCGGCTCGCTTGGTGTTCGGACGATTTGCCTGACATTATTAGAGTTTGATAAAGTTGATGAGCAGCGAGAGAGTAGAGGAGGCACCGATTGCTACTCCGATAGCCCACTGGCTGCGAGCCTTGACCATCTCCAACTCCTTGCGGAGTTCAACGACTTCACTTTTAAGCTGGTCCTGCCTGGCCACGAGGCCGACGTGTCCAAACTCAGGGCTTCCGATGACGGCTACTTCGAGCCGTTCGACTGATAGGACAATCTTGTCGATTGACTTTTTCATATCCTGAAGGTCTTGTTCGTCGCGTTCGTTCATAGTCGCAGTAGGTTAAGCTTTTGAGCCATGTAGAAGGCCAATGGAAGTAACCCGAGCAACAGCCACCAGGGATTGTCCACTAACATAACAATTGTGCTCACGATGATTATTTTAACGTAAACCATCGGATAACCACTCTCTTCGTTTTTATAAGACCAGAGAACTCCGCCCACTCCGATGAAGACTCCCACAAAACCGATCCAACGATGAGTGGTCCACTTGGACATCTCACCGGCCGCTTTGATCAAAGCAGTGGCGTCCTGATGCTGGCCCAAACTAGTCTCGACGTGCTCGTAAACTGCCGAAGGGACAGAGGGAGCAGGCTGTGAAAGATCTTGAGCTTTTAACTCGACTGAAGGAATGACCGGAGTTGGGAGGGCGACCTGAGCAACCGCGGGAGGGGCAAAGTGAATAACTCGAGTCGCCTTCTGCGTGGAGGGCGCGGAACTATTAGTCGGTCCCGTCAAAGTTGCGCCAGCTCCAACTGAAGTTCCAGGCTTCTGCGCCTCGACGAGCTTGCGCGCCTCGTGGCCCGCACAGCCCGCGAGGATCAGCAGAAAGAGTGCGCAGGCCGCGGCTTTCATTGATTCAACTTATGCGTGCGTCCGACGAACACATCAGCAGTCACAAAACCAGAGTCGAGCCCGGGATTATTGTCTCCGCGGGCTTTCCACAAACCAGTCGTATCGTCACGAGCTTCCAGTCGGTGATGCACAAAACTTTTCAAGCCTCGGTGCCAGTAGATTACCGTGTCACGTGCCGCGCAATCCTCAAGGCGACAAACCTCCAACCTGATCACCTCGAACTCCGCAAACGTCGGCAACATCGACGTTCCGTTCACGTTAGTCAGCGCGTAGAACGGCGGCCGCGCCGGCGCAGGTTGCGGCTCGTTTCGAGAACAAGCTCCCGCAACTACCAGTATCGCGGCAAGCAAAACGTAAACTAAACGAATCATAACGCAGAGGCCGCGACGAACAGAGCGTCGATTTGGCTAGAGTTAAGGTTAAGGGCGGAACCAAGTTGAGAGACCAGCGGATGGTCTCTTCGGATGTTCGTCTCGAACTCCCAAGCGTCTTTTGCGTTTTGGTCAGCTTGTGCAATAGCCGCTTCGACCGCGGAGCGTAAACTCTGCGCGTTTAGCACATAACGAAGAGCTGCCGAACGAACGACTTGAGGAACTGAGGGCGCCGACTGAATAGAATTCTTAATGGAGTCCGCAAGCGCCTCATCGCTGAGTTCGGGATACTGCGTCGGCCCGGTGTAGTCTTCGGCCTGCGGAATCGGTGCAGGCGGACTGAACCGCGCGACGCTGCCGCCGCTGTCCACACGCACTCCGGACGAGTTGAGCCACGCGAACGTGAGCACGCCGGCCGCGGCGTCGATGGATTGCACGAGAGCCTTTGGGTAAGGCGTGCCGGTGAGGGTGAGGATGCGAGTGGATTCGTTCATATCAGGTGCCCTCCGTCTGCGCGTAGCGCGCTTCGACTGCAATAGAGCCGGTGAAGTTTGCCGTATCGGGATCGACTACGAGGTCAAGGTCTCCAGCGGCAGTGCCGCCCGGCAGTTGATTGGCGAGGGCGGCGACTGCCTTGGTGTTTGTCGTCAACGCGGCGGCAGCTCTCCAACGAGTCGAACTATTGGTAGTGCCAACTGCGGTGCCCGACCCAGACGTAGAGGCCGTAGATTTCAACGTGAGAAGCTGCACCACAACACCCGTGGGAAAGCATTGCTGACCGAGAAGTGATTTCCCCTCATGCGTCGCGGCCCAAGTCAGCGTGCCGCGCACGTAGCCGGAACTCGCAGGTTTCGTCCAAATTACACCAGAAGTCGTTACGATCCCGTCAAGTTTGTTAGCGCTTTGTTCGTGAAGTTGAAAACCAATACCGTCAAGATCAGCATCAAAGTGAGCAATAGCGCCGGCAGGAACGATGCTGAGGTTGTCCATCCGCAGCACGCTTCCGTTGCAACCCGGAGCGTAAATAGTCGGATTCCCGAGGGTAGCTCCGCCTGATCGCCAATACGCAATCACATCCACCGAGGTCGGTGTGCCGGAAGGAGTGAACTCCGTAGTCGCTTCGTTAAGTTCTCCGCTCGGCGAGAACCGCCACACAACCGGAGTCCCTGAGACGTTCGTGTGCGTGAAGCGAACCCGAAACGACCGAGCGTTTGGAGTCGATCGCCAGTTGCCGCCGGAAATCCGAACGCCGCAAGAGCCCGTGGTGCCGGTAATCTCTAGCGCGTTTGACGGGTTGGAGACCGCTGCGCCAGTGCCGAAAAGCACCGTCCAATTCCCCGTTCCAGCTGCCGAGAAATCGCGGTCTTGTGACGAAGTAATAACATCCGACATGCTCGCCCACTCATACCTTTCCGGAACGCCGCCACCACGCTGAGTGATTTCCGTGGAATCCGTCGAGGTCAGCGCGAGGTTGTAAACTGTAGTGCTGTAAATGATGAGCCCTGTGTATTCCTGCCCACTCGTAGTCACTCCCCACAACACGTTAGTGTTGGTGACCGTCCCGGTCCACGCCGGAGCGGTCCCTGCGGTGGTAGAAGAAGTTGGAGTTTGCGCAAGTCCGTTGATTTTTAACGTCACCGTTCCTGCGACGGCATTTCTCACCACCTCCAACAGCACCGTAGTCCCGCCGTAAGTAGCAACAAAGGTGCTGAACCAATGGACTCGAAAGTCCGCGCCGCTCGCCCCATAAAGGGCGACGCCCAACGCTCCGGCGCTCGTTACGTCCAACGTGAAAGCGTTTGCGACATTGGAATTCGTATTCGACGACGACAGCGCGACAATGGTTCGACCGCCGCTCGGGTTACCGACTGGGATATAGACCTTTGCCACCAGCGAAAAACTTTCAGTTCCGAGAGCTTGCCCAGTTAACGGGGCATACACACGAGAGTTGGGCGTTCCATCGAAAAACAATCCGCCTTGTGCGGCGCGCGGATTAACCAAATTCGCATACGCCGTGATATCAACAGTAGAGGCAAACGGCACTTTCGTCCAACTACCGCTCACTCCATTGTAGACCGCCCAATCTCCCACCGCCCAGGTAACGCTCTGCGAAGTGCCCGCGCTGGAGATGATGTAAAAGTAACCCGCCGCCGTAGCAGTGGACGGAACGGAACCGCCGGCAATCGCACCCAACCCAAAGGACGGCTGCGGCTGACGAGGAAGAAGAATAAGTTGTTTCTTCATCTTTAGAGTTCCGTTAAATACGCATTGAGAGTGGCAGCCGTGTTAAACGGCGGAACGTCAAACCAGACGTAGAGATACTGACCGGAGACCACGATCAGCTCAGAGTCACGCGCCCGATCCTTCTCCGCGAGAGGTTCGAGTCGCAGATCAACAAACCGGGCGTTCTGCTTTAGCAACTCCGTCCCTTCGGCGGCAGTAACTGAAACAGGCGACAGCGCATACCACATAGTGATTACGCTCCGCTCGTCATCAACGCCCTTACCCGCGCCATTTGTAACGCGCAGCGTTAACACAATAGCGGCAGAAGTCGGGCTGAGAGTTTGCTTCGTCGGAAACTTCGAGTTCCCCACATTGGTGCTAGTCCCAATGGACTGCCCAGATACAATCGTGGTCGTAGTCATGGCAAAAGGCTAAACAACTGACTATACTTGCGTTAGGTTGAGATCCGATACGTCGGAGGAATATCCTGCGTCGTCTCCAAGCGGATCGTGAGTTTTCGGTTCCTGCTTAACAGGAATTGGAGGCCGAATGTACTGCAAATTGTCGTGAATCACTAACCGGCGCAGGCACTCAATCAAATGGTCCTGCTTATCCTCCGGCTTGTTCTCCTTATCAAAGTAGTGATTCTTAATCTCCTTGATAAGACGTTCGCAACGTCTATGTATGCGAACTGTTCTGCGTCTCTGTTTGAAGAGAGCCTGAGTCAAAATGACTGCGGTCTCTTTTCGTTTCGAAGCAGGGATGATATCAATGTCATTCGCAGCAAAGATGGTTGCATACGATTGACCGGTCCCTTGGTCTTCATTCCAGGCAGCCGGTTCGCACAGAATATACTCCACTCTCACTCCTTCCATTTTTTCCTTCACCCACTTGCAGAGTTCCACAATCTCACCCTTGCGGTAAATCTCATCATACACATCAACGTCGCCCATCTCGTTTACCGCAATGAACAACACCGCATGAGGAGTTTGCGGATGAGTGTCGATCGCAACTCCCACCATAGAAGAGGGAGGTGGAAGATTGAACTCCGGCCAGCCTTCCACGTGACTCACTACGTGGAACTTCTCGTCGAAAAATCCAAAGACCAACCTCCCATACGCTAAGGGCTTGCCCGCCCGTCGAGCCTCTCGTTCCTCTTCCGGTAACTCGTTCAAGTAGATCGACTTCGCCTCATCCGTCAACGTGGGGTTATCATCCATCGTGGCCTCAAACCACCAGTAAAGATCGGGCTGCTTCTCCGTGTTCTCCAGGGTCTCCGAATACATCCAGAGCTCCTTGAGCGGAGTGAAAAGCCACCAGCTCGAACCATTTCTGTCAATCAAACCGCGAGAGACCGCAGTCCAAAGAGGCTTCATCACCGGTTCGTCGATGTGAATGAAGTCCCAGTCGGACGACTCGAACGAAGCCGGAGCTTGCTTATACGACTTAACCGTATCAAAGTAAACAATGCTTTCCCGAGTATGTCCATTGATAGTCACCGAAACGGTGATCATATCAATAATACCCTTCTCATTCCGGTGGGTCTTTTTGATGTAGTCCTCCGGGAGGAACTCGATGAACTTACCCTGCCGCTCTATCGAATCATCGTTTGTAAAGATCTCCTTGACCTTATCCCAGTCTTCCGCAACCACTAACCCCTTAACACCATGCGCGGGAATACCGAGGGTCCTCAACGGATGTCCCTCGGGAAAGAAAGGGCGGAAACCGATTAACCAGCAGATGTCTTCTACTACCCCTAGTGTAGACTTGCCGAACCGGTTTCCGCAAAAACCTGCGCGCCGCTTCTTATCGGCGTTTCGAAAGAACGAAAGTTGTTTGGGAGAAGGGACAAAATACCACAACTTCCGCCGCCGGAAGAGTTCCTCCTTCTCGTTATTTAACCTGATTAGCTCCTTCTTGGTGGCGAGTATTTCCTCTCGCAAGCTCTCGACGGAAACTTCATCAGAGATTGATAAAGTCTCAGGCTTGAGCATCTTGCTTTTGTGCGAGGAGCAGTTTCTCTTCCAACTTCTGCAACGTATCCAACCGGGCCTTCTGAGCCGCGATCGCCTTGTCGGCGGCCGCCATGTCTTGCATGGCCGAGTCGTAATTTCTCGTCTCCACCACCTGCACCGCTTTGCCCATGCCTCTGTCCATCAGGTCAATCGCCACCTTCGTCCGGGTTGCTTCCTTCCCAGTGAGAAGAAGTTCCACCGCCGTGTCGATCGCCAGATTAGTCAACCCTTTGATGCGCTGCCGCGGGTCATTCCCTTTGGAAGACTGAAACCTCACCACCAAGGAAGCCCCTTCCTTCGTCCGTAAGAACGCCTGCACGTCGGCGAGCTGCAATTGCAACTTATTCGCTACGCTCGGTAGAGCCTCCCCGTTCGCCACAAGCAAAGCAATCATCTGCTGATTACTCTGGCTCAGCTCCACCTGGGCGTCTTCAACGAACGTCTCAACCGGAAGGTCGTCTTGCTTAACCTCCGCCGCTTTAACCTTCGAGACCGCACTAGCAGGCAGCTCTAAAATGTCACCGATCTTCACTCTTCACCTCGCCTTTCCCCTCAACCACTTCGGGCGACGCGCTCTTGTCATTCGGCGCAGCCGAAGCAACGAACGCTCTCCCCAAATCACTCTTCCCCATCGCCCGCAACGCTTTCTCCGACGGAGTCGGGAAGGAAGTGGTTGGCAACTTACTCAAAGTGGGCGTGATCACGAGTGGGTAGAGATGAAAGAGTGGGTAGAGTTTGCGCAGCGGTAGAGCTTGCACTCCCACTCATCGCGTAGAGAGAGTAGCAAATGGTGGAGAAATATGCAAGCCCAGGGTTGGCCCTCGTGGGGAGATAAATTGTTCGAGACCAAGAGGGAAAAAGATCTCAAGACTATCCGAGAGGAAAAATTTGAAAACCGCGCGGTGCCAATACAACCCCCGTAATTTGACTCGATGGGAAGGGTACCCCTTTAGGGGTACTCTGTTTCTCGGTTTGGGCGGCTCGGCCACTTGCAACTCATTTGCACCTTCCCATCCGGGCACGAAAAGGCCCGGCCCTTGTGAGGCCGGGCCGATCTCAGGCGAGGTCGAGAATGGAGAGGTCGGGCGCGGCGGCCTCGCCACTCTTTCCCCAGTGGGTGGCGACGCTCTCTTCCTTGCCGTCCTCCCACTTGATAACCAGCGTTTCGAGAGCCTGTTTGGCTGCGCTGGCATTGCCTCCGCTCACCTTGGCGAGAACCTGAGCGATTACCTTTGCCTCCCGGCCCGCAGCGAAGTGAAGGGAGGCCAATTCCGCAAGGAAAAGGCAGAAGGAGCCTTGCGTGAGGCCGGAGCGAATCAGCCGCTCGCCCGGCTGGCCGGGCAAGCAGACTTTGGCGAAGGCTGCGGCAATTTCACCGCGGCCCGATGTTTTTAGCGTGTAGGATTTCATTGATCTTTGGTTTTGTGAAGCGGGCGGAATTGCCCGATGGAGAGAGGAAAAGGGAAGGGAGTGCGGAGAGCAAGCCTTTCTTTCAAGTATTTTCGCAAATCATTTGCACAGGCGGCAGGCGCAAATAGGTTGCAAAAGCGGGCTTATGCAAGCTATTTGTACTAGCCGGGCCGGCCCGCACGTTCGAGAAGTAACGACACCCTTATGGGAGCGACACACTTAAGTGGAGCGACCCTCTCCCAACTTTATTAGAGCCTGATAAAGTTGATCGAGCAAGCAGGCACTAATTATTTTTATACATGAGGATAATTCTATTCTATGAGAATAGAACATAATAAGCGAGTAGGGCTTTCTGGGGGTATCAGCGGGCTCAGGGGGAGGGG